GTGAGGGGTCCCCAGCGCAGTGCAACACCCCCACCACCTATGGTAGCCGCCCCTTTCGGGGGGACGGTTCATTGTTGGTGGTGGGTCATCGGGAGAATTAACTCCCGTGGACCGAAAGGAGCTCTGGTGCCTTCTGGGTAAAGTACGTCGTCGTGCGGTTCCCTTCCGGGGACCAAACTCGACAGACATAGTAGAAATCCCCTCACGGGGGTTCTACCGGCGCATTGAGGAAGATTGTTTACCTCGATGGGCCGCCTGGAAGGGGACTCAGGTGACTGAGTCCGAAAATCATCCGTCCTGGCGGGATCCTGGCCGTGAGGCTGGGACCGACCTGACTGACGATGGTGGGAATTTTACGACGGAACGGCGCTCGATAGCGGCCCCGGTAAACAATCCGGGACGTCAAAGAGTGTCGTCTGGTTGGTACCTTAACAGTGCCTTCCAGCAGCAACGTGACACCTACTGGTGTACCGTTCTGCCGCGTAGTCCCGCGTCTATGCCGTTTCCTCCATCCGCGAGGTCCAGTGAAATGGAACTCATGGCTCTGGGGACGACGGCTATTGCGCGGTGTGCTCCCACGAACAACGTTGCATCTCTTGCAACCGGTCTGTCCGAGTTATACCGTGAAGGACTGCCCCGTATGTTCGGGGCGTCCCAATGGCAATCTCGGGCTCAAAACATCCGGGACCTGTATAAGGCCTCGGGTGATGAGTACCTAAAGGTACAGTTTGGTTGGAAGCCTCTCCTAGCGGACATTTCCGATACTGCTTATGGGATTGTTCGCTCACGTGCCCTGATGGAACAGGCGTTACGTGATTCAGGAAGGGTTGTGCGACGTCGTTATAGTTTTCCACCAATCAGTTCGATTGATGAGACTGTGACTGAAGGACTGTCTGCCGCTAAGGTAGCCGGCTCCGACAGGAGTAGTCTCTACAATGATGCCGAACTGTTCAAGGGTCGAGTTACTCGCATACGCGAGACCACAAAAGCCCAATGGTTTTCGGGTGCCTTCACTTACCATTTGCCAGACTATGGCAGTGGTTTGTTGGGGCAAGCGAGACAAGCAAACCAATTGCTTGGATTGTCCGTCACACCTGAGGTTATGTGGAACTTGACTCCTTGGAGCTGGGCCGTTGACTGGTTTTCAAATGTGGGCGATGTTATACACAACGTCCAACAGATGGCCAGCAATGGTCTTGTGCTGAGATACGGGTACATTATGGAGCATTCCATTGTCTCCGATACCTATATGTTCAGCGGGCCTACCGGCTTTAAATCGTCGGGGGTTAACCCTCTCGTTGTCAAGGTGGTCACTGAGACCAAATTGCGACGGAAGGCAACGCCTTTCGGATTCGGCTTGTCCCTGGGTGGATTAAGTTTCGCCCAGAAAGCAATTCTTGCCGCGCTCGGTATGTCACGGGCGTAGTGAGAAGGTGTTGTACCTGTTCAAACGCCAATGGGGCCAAAGACCTTGGCCCTAGGAGTGATGCCTATGGCTCTAACCGATCCCCAGTCCATTACGATTAGTGCGGCGACAACTCCGCTTCCGAGAACCTTTTCGGAAGGGGACGAGTCGACGTACACGTCCGCTGATGGACTAATCAAGCTCTCTGTGAGTCACGCCCCCGCGAAGGGTGGCAGGACTCGCAGGCTCTTGAGGATCGACCATGCCAAGCTAACCGCGGATCCGTTCAAGCCGTCGGAAAACGTGAAAGTCGAGACCGGTATCTATATGGTCTTCGACGTTCCGCCCGCCGGCTATACGAACACCGAGGTGCTTGCGGTGTATACAGGCTTTAAGGGCCTCTTCACCGCGAGCTCGGATGCGCTCATCACCAAAGTACTCGGTGGTGAGTCGTAGCGAGGAGGGCCAGGAGGAACTTGCTCCTTCGCCCCCGGAAGGGGACGGAGGAAGTGAAGCCTCCGGTCCTCGCCGTGATGATGTGGAGTTCAACGAATTGAACATTCAGCTCAGGATCAGCTATAAAACGCTGTTACTGGCTTTTGTACTCTTCGATGTTCTTCACAAAAGCATCAATGTGCTTGTTGATACTGACTTTGTTCAGAACGCCCTTTAATACGGGCACTATGTGCGAGTCAGCGTCGAGCACTAGGCACAACCCAGTGATGGGTTGTCTCCATGGTTGCTAGGTGTTACGCAATGATCTACTAACAGAAAGGAATCTGCAGTTGCTCGACGTTACACCGTCCCGATGGGAGGACGCGTATCTCTCTGATGAAAAGAAGAGAGTATATGCGTTTCTCTACATCCCGGACGATGCGACGTATCGTGAGGCGTTGGGCTGGCTTTCGGGCCGGCTTCCTCGTCACTACGATGCGTCTATCCGCCAAGCGATTTGCAGGTTCCACCTGGAGGATAACATCCTTCAGGTCTGGAGAGCAGATCGTCGCGTCGGCCTTGCCCCCGAGTGCACTGTGCACTCGTAGGCGAGGTACGGCCTAGCAGTATAGTGTCACAGGCTAAGGATGTGGACACCCCCAAATGAGGAGGGCCACTGAAAAGCCTAATGTCACTCTGGTCCAGGTTAGCGGCGGAAGCCGCTGACCAATGTTGCACTAGCGCCACTCGTGATATTAATACCGTCACGAGTCGATTCGAACATGAGGGGTTGTCGTTTTTGACGATAACCCTACCTGCTCTTGGAAAAGCCTTCGAGAGTTGGCTTGACCAAGGCAAGGTGTGCATCCATCCCGCGTTCTCTTCAGAACGTGGGAGAAGTCTCCCCCGCTTTATGGGAGGTTTCTTCGCACGTGTGTTCGATAGGAGTAGTGGCTTGTTACTCGACGAGCCATGCATTGACAGTATTCGAGCCATTCGTCAGCTGACGCTGATGTTTGGCAAGATTGAGTTGGAGTGCTCCCCAGCACGCCAGCTCGCTGCAGTGCGCAACTATGTCGAGTGTGAGCAGGAAGTTCGGATGGCCGATCGCAGACTCAGCGATGAAGATAATGCTGAGTTTGCACGTATTTCGGCTATGCTTTTCCAGTCCGTGTTCGACCGGATGGACAGAGATGTCTATTACGGACGGCTCGTTCCTAAGCACGGTCCAGGATCAACAGCTGATGGCCTTTCCGGGAACGGAAAGTATAACCAGGCTGTCTGGACCGACCGACTCGAGGCGGTTCTTCCCGCCGGAGAGTATCTTCTTCCTAACTGGAGTTATTATAGCCAGTTGGAAGGAGTTGACTTCCTCGAACCTGGTTCGGAGGTGCCCGTCAAGGTCACCCTCGTTCCTAAGACGCTCAAGACACCTCGGGTTATTGCCATGGAGCCAACCTGCATGCAGTATATGCAGCAGGCGCTTCTAGGCAGTTTTCTCGAGCACTATTGGGAGGATGACCTCCTCCCTCAGTTGATTGGTTTTGACGATCAAGAGCCTAACCAGGTTCTTGCCCGTCAAGGTTCACTTGATCAGCGAACCGCAACGCTAGATCTTAGCGATGCTTCCGATCGTGTCTCGAACCAGCTCGTCAGGACTATGTTAGCACGACATCCGCATTTGTTAGCGGCAATCGATGCGACACGGTCTCGTCGGGCAGAACTTCCAGAACCCCGTGAGGGGTTCTCGGGCGAAGTGATTCGCCTAGCGAAGTTCGCGTCTATGGGTTCAGCACTCTGCTTCCCTGTGGAAGCGATGGTCTTTACGACATTGATCTTCTTAGGGATTCAGAGATCGCTTAACACGTCACTTTCCCGGCGTGATCTGTATGATCATGTCGGCTCGGTGCGTATCTATGGGGACGATCTAATCGTTCCTGTGGATCAAGTGCATACCGTTGTCCAGACTCTCGAGCATTTTGGTGCTCGGGTTGGTATGGGCAAGTCTTTCTGGACCGGAAGGTTCAGGGAGTCTTGCGGTAGGGATTACTTTGATGGGCACGATGTTAGTGTTATTCGTGTCCGACAAGCGTTTCCTACCCGACGGCATGACGTTACTGAGGTAGAATCGCTCGTATCCCTCCGGAACCAACTCTACATGAGTGGTTACTGGAGGACCGTGCGGTGGCTCGATTCCGTCCTAATGAAACTGCTTAACTACCAGTTTCCGGTCGTTCTCGAGTCCTCCTCAGTGCTGGGCAGGGTCAGTTTTCTGGGGTATGAAACCCAGAGGGTTGACCCAAACCTCCACAGCCCCTTAGTCAAGGGCTGGGTAGTGGAGGCCAAACCCCCTCCGGACCAACTGGAGGGGGCTGGTGCCTTGCTCAAGTGCATGTTGAAGTTGGATAAGGATGCTTGGTTAAGGGGTGAAGTCCCCTGGCATCCGTCCGACAGTCCCAAGCGATTGGGACACCCGAGGGTGCCTTCAAACGCGCCCGAGGTTTCAGCAGAGCACCTAGAACGTTATGGACGTCCTAAGTCGTCTAACATGAAACTTAGGTGGAGATCACCCCTGTAAGGGAGTGGTCGGGCCAGCCTTCAACAGCTGCCTGAGGGAGAGCCGAACAAGGTTGGGACCCCGTCAGGGGCCCATTCCGTGTGGCTTTCGCGCGTCCGTAAGGTGCGCGGGGAG